TCGCTATCATCGTTAAACTCTCCTAACAGAAATCGCTTGCGCTGTTTCTCATCTAATGAGTTGAGCAGTGAAATGTACTCTTCATCTATGTTTTCTAGGTTATCTTGAGGGTTCATTAGCATTGATGCATGTTGTCCCTGTTCTAAGTTTTGACCGTTCTCGGGATGTATGCCTTTAACGAAGAACCAATAAGTCCAATGGCGCTTAGTCGGTGGATTGGCATCGTAATAAACTTTCTTTCTAAGATCGGATTTCTCCGCTAGACGAGTAAGGGCTATTTGGACTGAGTTGTATCCAAGTTGTGAACACTCATTAAAGTAAATGGTTGAGAACTCTTTCCCTAGAATCTTTTCTATATGTTTTTCATCGTCCAATCCGGCTACAAATATGGTAGATCCATTGGGAAGCTCAATGAAATAATCCGTCTTATTCCACTTCACGGTTAGATGTGGGAAGCAAGTAGCCAATACTTTAGGTAAAGTCTCTAGCCAAACAGATGTTTTAATATGATTGAAGTGTTGTCTTAAAATGATGTGACGAGATTTAGTTTTACACGCTCTAATTATGATAGAACGTACTAGTAAAAAGGTCTTACCACTTCTAGAACCACCAAAGAGAAGGCAATGTTTAGCTTCAGAGGCGAGAATTGAAATGGCTAATTCTTGTCGCTTGGTAAGTCTAAAGCTCAATTTCTTCTTTATTGATTAAGATTTTTAGGTCTGCCACTGAGATATCAGACTCTAATTTATCTTTTTTTCCTAGCTCATTCTTACCTAACCAAATAAGCATTGAGACGTTACCCGCCATTGCAACATCGTACTGCTTTTTCAGTAAATTGATTCTTAGTGTTTCTTTCTTTTTATGTTTATACTCGGAAAAACTTAACCCAGAGCGTTCTTTTATTCTTGCTGCTAGTGTATCAATATTCATGCCAAGTTTTTCGGCACAATAAACTTCAGAAGCCCATACGATTAATGAATCTAGTTGATCCCAACCATCAAATTTAATATCTTCTAGTTGTTTTTTAGGTCTAGCCATTATTTCCTCTTATTTTAAATATTCGAAAGAATATGTTTTAACTTTGGTTCTAAAACCACATTTAATTTTTAAAACATTTTTTTTAACACCACTACCCATAACACTATCATCAACGTCCCTGCGTATTTCTTTTAATTTCCAATTCTTTTGTTTGGACATGGATTTATAAATAGGTGTTGAACTAAATTTAGCCATCACTCTATAGCCTTTAGATAACATCAATTCAGCAGTTTCATTTATAATTTTAATTCCTAAACCAAAACCAGCATAATCCGGATGAATTACTGTTCTGTTAGAATGATAAATAGCTACGTCCCCTTTTTTAGTTGGAACATAGTTAGCAAAACATTGAAAGCCTATTTGATTATCGCCATGATAGAGACCGTATAAATATAATTTACCGCCAGGCAATCTTTCACTTAAATAATGATACTTGCTAAAATATTTCCATGATTCACGGCTGCATTCTTTAATGGTAAATTCAAGTTTTTCATTCCTGACTTGTCGAAGTGACCTCCGATTTTCATAGGTCTGCGTATTACACTCAATAATCCAATCTGGTTGAAGCCATTCGATAACATCATAGTGACATGAAACTAGAACAACTCTTTTCTTGTTTTTTCTAGCATGTTTTTGAACACAATGAGACATTACTTTAGCCACTGTTCTATCTACGACTGAAGTCCATTCATCAATGATTTTAATTTCACCGTAAGCCAATGCCAACGCAGCTTCTGCTCGAGCTTTTTGTCCGTTAGATAAAGTAGCCACCGGTCTTATCCAACAAACTACTTGAGTTAAACCTATTCCATTCAATGCTTCAGCGCATTGATCATAACTCCAATCTTGTGGGAATTGATCTATGATAGGCTTTGATTCATCTAAAACAGTATTGAAACATTGTTGACCATATATTTGTTTGGCTAATGTGGTTTTACCGCTGCCTGAAGCACCGAGTATTAATCCAATTGAAAAATCAGATTCAACATCTGCAGAAACTTTCAAATTATGAATTAGTTTTTTTTCTACATCTATGTCTAAAGAATTTGCTGCTTTTCGACATCTAAAAGAATCGCTGGCACTAGAAACTAAATTTACGACATAAGTTTGCATTCTAAATTCCTTTCTTTAAATTCTTGAAACAGTGTTTCTTGTTGAGATTCATCAGAACATTCAATGAGAATTATAAATTTATCTTCATTCAAAATGCCTATGTCTTCTTTCAATGTTTCTAGAGGAATTAATTCTTTTTCAAGACCTAGGAGCTCATAGTCGCCTAAATCTATTAATTCCAGTTCATTCATTAATAGTTCTTTATCCAATTCTGCCCATCGAGCAATTTCATTGTCCGCTATGATGTCTGCATATTCTTGAGCTTCGGATAAATAATCTTGATAATCGACGGCTACTTCAGTCCATCCAAGTTTATGCATTGCAAGTAATCGACCGTGACCTTTTGTGATGAACCCACTTCGTTTTGAAACTACGATGGGAGATCTTTGACCTTGAAAATCGATGATTTTAGCCAATCGCTCAATTTGTTTTGGTGGATGTTTGTTAGCATTTTTGGGATTTGGAATCAATTTAGAAATGTTTACGAGTTCAGTATAAGAACAATTGAATTGCATGATTATCTCCGATCACTGATCATTTAAGTTACTAACTTAAATCAATGATCGGAGATAATCAGTAACTTGGCAAGTTATTCGTCGATGACTTTGCCCATGAGACCGATGATGTGTTTCAACATGAAGTTTTGAGATTTACAATCACACAATTGTTCTTCTAAACATTCGATTTCTTCTTTTAAGAAATCAATTTCAGATTTTTCTTCTTCTATTTCTTTTTTCTTTGATTCTGATTTTTTACTCATACTATTTGCCCCACGCTCTAAGAGATTCTATTAATTCTAGAATCATTTGTTCTTCATCTTTAGTATTGGCTTTCAAAAACAAACCGTTGAGATACTCTAGAGTTTCAATGTATCTCATGTCTTCAGTTGCTTTGAATATTTCGTCTTTAGTCATCATGATTGTCTCCTTTGATAATTATAGACAACAATTCTTCAATCGCTGTCCAATTTTTGGGTTTATTCGATCTAGTAGCTGATCTATATACGGCCAATCGTCTTTCATCTGACGTCATAGTTTCTAATTCTAATAGAAACTCATTCATATAAACCAAGTCATCTTTTCTAAATTTCTTAAAGTAGTTTTTATAGAAAGGATCCGATTTTAATGATTCTAATTTATTCCTCATATAATGACATTATACATCAATTATAGATATAACGCAATATGTAATAATTACACGTTAAAGGTCTACCATATCGTTTTTATTCATCAAATATTGTCTAAACTCGGGGTTTATTATCAATGCTTTGCACGTTGTATTGTCTTCTTTTTTAACATCAATCATAGATCCCATCGTAAATTCATCACGATATTTGTATTCTTTTAAAAAATTATTAATCGACCGTGATTGAGGAAATACTATTTTATCTTTAAGTTTATTCAATCCTTGATTTTCAGCAAATTTTTCTTTTAGATGTCTAGTCGTTATTGGTTCTTCATTCACATAATTGCTTTCTAAATGTGAAATGATAAATTGTTTCCAATCACTCAATCCGTTCATAGAAATTTCATAAAAATATTCTTCTTTATAAGTATGACTGTTTGAATATTTAGGTTCTTTATAATTTTCTAGAAGCCAGTGACCGAAATTAATTATTTCTTGATCGGGTTCTTGATCGAAATCTCTTTCAAGTATTTCTACTAATTTGTTTATTTCATTATTGTTTAGAATTTTTCTAAGGTCTGTTTTACCAATCGTTACAATTGAGAATCTTCTTTCTTCCGGTCCGATGTGCATACCACTCAAAGAATTGTTGGCTATAATGCATGATGTATAATTTCTAATCGTTCTAGCGTCTTTTCCTTTGGCTTCGACACTAATATGATTATTAGCGTAAGATTTCAATTTGTTTATTTTCTCGGGATTGTCTAAAGGGATCTCATCAAAGAATAAAACTCTATTGTTTTCAAATTGTCCGTTGAAATTTCCTTCTAACGCGGATACTCCACATTTTTGAAAATAGTTTCTTCCCACTAGTTGTCCGATCAAGTCTGCAAACATGCCTTTTCCCACGCCCCTAGCGCCCACCAGTGACAAGTAAGTGTGATTCCTAGATGTAAGTGCATGATACGCCCAACAAAGGGCAAATTCACGGGATTCCGTTTCAGGGAATAGATTCTGAATCATATTGTGAATCAAACTTTCTTTAACAGAATCTTTATTCGGTGGAAGTGCCAGCCATTTAGGTGTTTTGCATAAATTTAAAACCGTCACTTCCATTCCATTTTCAGTTTGTATATAATGCGGTTCACTACGCAGAGGATTAAAATCTGCATATCCTATAAGGCTTCTATTTCTTAATTCTTGTTCACTTTCTAGACCATTAATAGAAATGAATATTTTTTCATGAATGTTCATAATGCTTCTAGTCTCTTCATCAAAGAAATGAAATTTGGCGTCTCTCACATCTGAAAAGGGAATCAATTGCATTAATTTGGTTTTATGAGCTTGAATGGCTGATTCACTGAAATCTAAAGAAAAATTAGCTTTGTAGGCTGATTCTGCTTTAAGTCTCAATTTCTCCAATCTAAGTTCTTCTTGTAGACGTAATTTCTCCAATCTAGCTTCTTCTTTTTCTTTAGCGGTTTTATTTAAACAATAATCAAAGGCATGTTTTAATACTTCTTCCTGAGAAGCTTTGAGCTTAGTTCCTTCCGTTTCTAGATAAGAAAGGCGTAATTCTGAGAAAGTCATAAGACCGTACAATGTTTTAAATTTAT